TTTGGACCGTAATCCCTGTGCTTGCTTAGGAGTAGTTCACCTAGTTCAGTTAAGGTGTCCCAGACTGCTTGTTCAAAATCGGTACGTGAATGTTGACTGACAGCATCTCGCCCTCCACCGTGTAACTCTTCACGTTGAGTCCGAGTCCTGCCAAGTGGGTTATAATCTGCCATATCTCTTCACGCTCCGCCTTCTTCATCTGTATCCTTTGATAGTAACTTCTCAAGGTTCTGTTCTAAGTTCTGCATAGCAGACTTAACAACCATATCCTCAACTAATTCGTCAATCATATCGAATCCCATCTCCGCTGCAAACAGCGTGATGTAGGTGGACTGCGATATTAATTCAATCTGTTCTGGTTCATCTGAATGGTTGTACATAAATCTAAGTAACGACCCAAGCAATAACTTCATACCATTAGGTAGCAAGTAGTAAGGGTCAAACTCTTCATCCTCTTCCAGAGTGTGGTCTACCAAGTCGAATGAGTTATCGAACTGAGTATCACAGTCGTGGCAGTAGGCTTCGGGTGGTTCTTCAGGGTCGAACTCGTTCAATTAAATATCCAGTTTTTCGTGGAAGTATCCAGCCCCCGCTTGCACGAACATTGAATTAACATCTTCCCCTTCAGGAAGTTGGACGATAGTAACTGGTAGTTCGCGGGCAAGACCCTTGGCGAATTCTGTACCTGGTTGGTCACCATCTGCAAAGATGAATACTCTTTCAAAGTCTGCAAGCAATCGTGTGTAGTGCTTCTTCCAGGAGTTCGCTCCAGGTACACCAACACAAGGAATGCCAACACAATAACTGAGAGTAATAGTATCCAGTTCACCTTCACACACCCCTATAAAATCTCCTGCTTGTTCAACGTCGAGCACGTTGTACATTCTAGTTTCAGCACCAGTCATACCCATATACTTGGGTTCAACTGCGGGGTTAAGGCTTCTGAATCGTAAGTCTACTACACCTGTCTTGGTTATATACGGTATGGCAAGGCGTCCAGAGTACTGCTCGTGTCCAACTTCAGGTTCCGAGACTACGCCTAATGACGCCAGACGTGCTACTTCCTGACTGATTCCTCTGCTTGCGAGGTAATCGTATGCCAGATGAATACTTTCCGCGTACTTCTTGGTGGCTTTGCCCAGTAATTCCTTCTGCAAATGTCCGTGCTTCATTTATATTTACTCTCTCCTGTTGCGCTATGAGTTGTAAACTGTTGCCTTGAATGCCACAGGCAAAGCATATAAAGATATTTTTATCGAGGTTGGCGCTGCCAGATTGGTGCGTATCTGAATGGAACGGGCACTTGAGATTAACTTGCCCGTGTCCTTGTCGTATGTTCGCACCATAGTGACGCAAGACATCTGCGATGCTTGGCAAGTCATTGTCAATCTTTATCACCTGACTTCTCCTTCATCCACTGTTCTAAATCTTGAATGACCCAAGCATTTTCTATGCCAGAGTTGCGACGTTTAACTACAACATAATGCAGGGGTACTTCCGATATATCCCTAGCCTTAGCGTAGTTAACCGCCTCAACCTGTGCCTCTCGCCAAAACTCAGGAAGCGATAGGCTCTTCCTGTTTTTTAGTTCGAGTATGTATGTCCGTCCCGCGACCATACAAACCATATCACCTTCATCTTTTGCACCAGCCTTAGTAAGACGCTCAGCCATAGCACCCATCTTACGAAGCCACTTCATTACATCTGTTTCAAACTGAGAACCTTTGCGCCCATTAGGGTTTGCCATTACGTGGCACTCTTATCCTTACGCAAGATACGTTGTGCCCACGCTAAACCAGCGTTGAGTCCATCAGTCCACTCATCAGTGATGGGTACCTTGGCTGCTTCAATCTTCTGAACTAACTTCTCTGTCTCTTCTTTAATCTTCAGTACTACAAGAGCACGAGTCTCCTGTGACATATCGTCTTCTTCTTCTCTAATCATTTCCTATCCGTTCTCTGGGATGTCTTCGACATACATATATTCAGGGTTAAATGATAGCCAACAAGTGAGGTTAGCGTTAGCATCGGCACGCCCATATCTATTCTTTACAGGAGCAATAGCCATAGAAGTACCAACGATACCAAGAGTACAGATAAGAGCGGGGAGTTGAGCCACCTTCCCTTGTAGCGCAGAACGTGGTTGACAAGGGGTACCCAGTACACCTTCAGAAGTATGGTGGAGAACAATAATCCCAGCGTTAGTAGCACGAGCAAGATACTTTAACTCCTTCATAATGGCACGCATAGAGGCGAACTCTTCGCCACCATCTGTTGCTATATCCATAAGGTTATCAACGAAGACAGCCTCAGGTGGTACACCCCATAGTTCCTCAAAGGCTTCCACTTCTTCAAGGATATCTTGCAGGGTAGGTGAAGATTCAAATGACCAGACGATGTGGCTTGCCTTCTGAAGCACAGCCTTAGTCCAACCAGTATCTGTATTCATTAGGTGTTCAACATCTGTCTGATTCTTACCGCTAATCATTGATGCTAGGCGCATAGCCATAGTGTGTGCATTAGTATCTGCTGAAACGTACAGAGTAGGAACGTGCATACGAAGGGCTAAAGCCAGTGCTAGAGTGGACTTTCCGACCCCTGGTACACCAGCAAGCATAGAGACTTCTGCTCTACGAAATATAATTTTGTTTGCATCAAATGTTTTGAAACAACTGGGCAATGGTTCGCCACCTATGTCGGCTCTGCCAACACTTCTTACTAATGTTCTCATCGACTCTCCTGTCTAGTGTTATAAGTGGGGCAGCCACCTTCCCCGATTAACTACCCCACTTATAATTCTTATTTAGTTTACTGGCTTACATTGGTCGGGAGTTCCCTGAGGTGTCGGGCAAGCCCAGAAAGCGTAAGGCTTCCCAGTTGTCTTGCTCATTCCCTGTCGGAATATTCTCGCGCCGTGTACGCACGTTGGTGTTGTTGGATGCGCCGATGCGCTCTGTTGGGTGGGTGCTGGTGCCCCACCGAATGGATTGTCCGCCTGGGTTTGAGTTAAGAATCCAGGTTGCGTTGTGTTTGTAGTGGAACTCTGCGTTGATAAAGGGAGCACGGTGTAAGCACCTGCTACCTTCTTAGATACTGCTGCAATCTGAGTTGAGTAATCGCCAATGCCTTCTAGCAATACACTCAGTTCATCTGCACTACCTGCACGTACGTTAATCAAATCTCCATTAGGAGACTTCATAGAAACTTGTAGTTTCCAGTCTTCGTTTGTCATTTGTGTTCCTTCTTAGTGAATTGGCAGTGTTCTTTTAAGCCACAGAAACTGCACGATTGTAGGTTCGGTAGAAATATACCAGCCTTGCGAGCCTTGTCAAAGCCATCCACGAAATATTCAAGGGTGTCTAAGGTATATCTACTTAGGTCAATCATCTCTCCTGTCCCCGATTCACGAGACATCCAGTAGTTTCCTAGATTGACTGGAACTCCAATCATCTGTTCGACTCCTACTTTGTAGAAGCCTAACTGAAGGTCAGAGGTTGGTCGTGTGCGTGAAGTCTTAAGGTCGACAATCACAAGTTGTCCGTTAACCTCAAAGATTCTGTCAATGAACATCTTCACTGGCACGCCTGCTATGACTGGGTTTAGTTCCAACTCAATGGCTCTGGCACCTTGAGGTGTAGTCCAAATTTTCCAGTCAGGGTTGTTTTGTCTCCACTTGATGTAGTTGTCTACCCAAACAGAGCCATTGATATTCCACCAGTTACCGTCTTCCTTGTTAGGATTTTCTTTGGTGGCTCGACCTGCACGACGTGCAGTCTCAAGATTTAGTCCTTCAGTTTCTTTAGCCCAGGCTTTCGCCCACAATTCATTCGTTGTCGTAATCATACAACTCCGTTGCGTAGTGGAAAGCGCGTCCTCCTGCTGACCAGATGGATGGTTCCTCAGGAACCTGAAGCAGTCGACCTAAGTAGTACTGATAACCACAGGTCAGATAAGTTGTAAATGCTGAGTAAGATATATGCTCAGGTAAGGTGTAGTCGTTGAGTTTAATCATCGAGGAAGTCTGCTAAATAGTCGACTTCTTCACGTAGTTCTACTACTGATTCTTGTAATTCTTCCAAAGCAAAGGTTAATTGTGCTACTAGGAAAGCGATATCATCGTGCTCTTCTTCGTGCCTCTTAAATGGATTCCACATAGTTACTCCTGTCGGTAGTTTAGATAGACCCCCTCAGAGGACAGGAGGTGACTCAATGAGGGGACCTATCTAATATTCAGTTGATTATTATATATAATATATATATATATTATATAGGCGCCTAGCGCCTTATATAGTTTTTATTATTAATAATAATTTAAGTATACACATACCCTGACCTGATGGGAAGTATTCGACACGCCGAGAATGACAAATAACCCCCCACCAGTAGGTTAATACCTACCGATGAGGGGCTAAGTGTCTCTATCGACCCGCTAGGGGCTTAAATGGGGTGGTTCTAGGCTACTTCTTGCGACCAAACTCAGGTGAGTTAGTGTCCAAAGCCTTCAGCACTGGTCCTACGAAGCCTGCTATGAATGCCATAGACAACTTCTTAGGGTCGTGCTCTCCTGCCATATACAGTGCGGTTACAGCGGTTGCTGCAGCACGGAAGTATGACAGTCCGATTTGCTTTAGTTTCTCTGTGTCGAACATATGTTCTCCTTATGACTTAAAGACTGGCTTCCCGAACCCTACTATATAAACAGGTAGGGACCGCTTCAGGGCTGAGCCATTCTTTGCTTTGTATGCACGCTTCTTCAGGCAGACTTGCCCTCCGTTGCGCTGGTCACCCTTCTTGTCAGGTGCTGTGTTGCCTTCGATGGTGATTACAGTTCCATCTCCGTTGTCTCGTACCACGATACCAACGTGACTAATGCGGTCAATGCCATCGTTAGGAAAGTCAAAGAAAACAATATCGCCAGGTAGCGGTGTTGCTTCATTTACTTTTTCCCAAGCATTCTTTTTAATGAACGCTTGTGCTCCCGCCAACGTGCCGACCACATTAGGAATCTTAAGTCCCACTTCATTTGCACACCAATTCACGAATGAGCCACACCAAGGGAGGAAGTTAGCCTTGGTATAGGCTCCATACTTTGTCTCGTTTTCTTTAGGTCCTTCGATAACACCAATTTCCTCACGGGCTACCTTGATAAAATCATTACGTTGTCCCATTACTCGTTCGCTTTCTTGTCAACCTTAGCAAAGGCTTCGTTGATTTCTTCTGCCGATAGGTGCCCATCTGCTAGGTAGAAGCGTGCCAGTGTCTCAAGCACACGTGCTGCACCAAGGGCGCCAGCCAGTACTCCTGCCTGCCATACTTCAATACCCACAAGAGAACCTGCTCCAATAACTCCGAGAGATTCTGCTGCGATAACAGCAAAAATTCTCATCATTACACTTTTGAATGTATCCATTAATCATCCTCTGAGTTTCTTAGTTTGTATGTCACTCCCCAGATGACTGTTGAGATTGCAATTGCATACCCAACAACCGTCTTGGCAGAACCGTCGAGGACTACCCAGGCAATGAACATACCTAGTAGAGTCCACAATTGATTTGCTATATCTGAAAAGAATTTCTTCATTATGGTTTTCTCCTGTATGCTGCAGCGCCAGCAGCAGCGGTTACTGCAGCCTGTCCAGCGATTTGACCTACGATGACAGCAGCAACAACAGTCTTCTCAGACTCTGCTCTTTCTTCATCACTCATATCTGCTCCAATGGAAGCAATTGCTAAGAGTGCTTGTGCTGGGTCAGTAAAGATTGCGTTGATTAATTCTGCTGGGTTCTCAAGGACTACCAGCGCAGCAGCAACTTCTGCTGTGATAACAACTTCGTTTCCATTCTCATCTTGACGAACTTCAACTGGTGTCTCAGGTGGCAGGTCCGCATAAGTAAGACCTGCTTCTTGAATGGCTTGCGCTGTTACTGGTTCACCTTGCGCTGCTTCAATAAGCGCGTCTGCTACTACTTCTCGTTCCTCTGGTGTAGAATCTTCTGTAGCCACAACTGGTGGCTCAGGTTCTACTGCAGGAGGTTCGGGTGCGATATCAATTATTTGTTCTGGTTGAGGTTCTGGAAGAGGCTCTGGCAAAGGCGGAATCTCTACTGGAGGTTGTTCCTCTAGAGGAGGTTCAACTGGAATTTCGGGTGCAACTTCTTCAACAGGAGGTGCAGGCGGTTCTTCGACAGGCGCAGGCTCTGCAACAACTGGTGGCTCTTCAACAGGAACAGGTGGTTCAGGAGCAGGTTCAGGTATCACAGGAGGCGGGTCAGCAATCGCAACAGGTTCAGGCGCAGGTGCTGGAGCAGGCGCGACGGGTGTTGGTTGAGGCTGAGGCTCAGGTTGAGGTGCTGGCTGCTGAACAGGTGCGGGAGTTGGTTGAGGTTCCACTGCTGGAGGTGGAGTAGGCATAGGCACGGGTAAAGGCAAAGGTTCTGGAATAGGTTGTACAGTTACAGTTGATGTATCAGAAAGGACAGTAGATGTCTCTTGATTTACAACAGTTGGAGTATCTACTTGTTGAGTTGCAGTCTCGCTTGGAGAAGGACTCGGAACTGTGGTTGCAGTATTCGTATCTGCTGGAGCAGTCGGAGTTAAACTCGGAGAAGGAGTTGACTCAGGCGAAGCGGATGGTGTTGCAGTCTCTGATGGGCTTGGTTGCGGACTCGCTGTTGCAGTTGGAGTCTCACTCGCAGAGGGTGAAGGAGAAGGAGTTGGCTCTGGACTGGGACTTGCAGTAGGTTCTGGCGCTACTCCATTGTAATAACGAAGAGGTCCATCGGGGACTGATGTGGATACGAATGTTGAATGTCCATCAGGTGCGTGACCACCCTCACAGAATAAACGAGCAATATCACCCTTACCATTAAAGTAAAGGTTGCTGTTATCCCACTGCACATTAAAGGCTCGCTGGGTTCCATCATTTTTAGCACAGGTAATTGTTGCAGGACCTGTTGATGCTGCCTGTGAAACAGGACTCCAAAAGAATGAAGTACCTAAGACTAAAAAGAATACTGCGTACTTACTTGCCTTTGCTCTCGCAGAGGATAAGGTAAATCTGGTCAACGCGTTGTTCAACTCGGTCCAATCGTTCGGTGTTGATATTAACTGCGTCCCTCATTGAGCCTCCGCCATTGGGCTTAAGTTCATCTAAGTAGTGCTTAACTAACCATCGAATTGCTGCAGTGAATCCAGCAAGTAGGGTCATTATTGCTACTGCAAAACCTGACCATTCCGTTGCCGTCATTAGACCGTCCTAATTGTTACGTTGATAATTCCACCGAATCCACTGAATCGTTTATCAGGTGGTGTCGCACGTTGGAATGAAATCTGTTCGATAACTGCCTGACGAGATTCACCAGTAGTTAAGTCCTGCCAGGTGAGCACGTCACCTTCTTCTTCAATTTCTTCTAAGGCTAGAATCTTCTCAAAGGCTTTGCCTTCGTAGCCAATCATTGAGTTGTATCTATCTGTCTCTAAGTCGTAGCAATAGATAGGGAACTGAATGATTCGTTGGCGTGGGGTTGCAATGGTTGCCTTAGCCTGGTATCCCTTGAAGATAGGACCCTGTGATGTTGTTGTTCCATCACGATATAGAATAAACTTATAGGCTACATACTCTTGCGCTGTAGCAGGTTGTGATGTTCCTACTTCAATAGATGGAACTGATGCATCATAAGAGATGTGGTCATATTCGATACCATCTTTATCCACAGTCTCAAGTGTCATAGAACCATAGGTAAAGTTACCGCGTCCTAGTAGGCGCTTGAAGTTCTTAGGCTCAAGTGTTCCGTATCGGATGTTACCTGTGGTGATGTAACCTGACGTACGCAATGTTGCAGAGTCTTCAATGTAGATAGTTCCATCTGTTGTGCCATTATTGGCTGTACAGAATACAAGCCTGTCGGCTACTGTTGGGTCATCATTGCCGACGAATGCACAGGCGGTTGTTTTATATCCAGTGACACCATCCATATACAAGTCATTAGCATATGCAAAGCGCAGTGTTTCTAATTCGTTAGATAGGTCGATACGGATTACTCCAGCCTCTCCACCAACGCTGGTTGCACACCACACATAGTGGTCACGGGAAGCAAAGTCATAGCAAGGCTGTGATGTCTCTACAAT